CGCAGACTGCTTGCTTTTGAACTTGACATTAATACTTTTCATCAACCTTTCCAATTCTTTTTAACATATGAGAAGAATTCTTTCTTCTTGCCATCGTCTAGACTTGCAGGAGACTTTGCATCAAACTTCTTGAGTGCCTTGCTAAAAAATGCTCGGTACTCTTTCTGCTTGCTTGACAATTCTTCTTCGTCTAAAGTTTTGCCGTGTGGTGGTAAAATGTCATCTGCTTCTTCTTTGTAATTTTTCTTGATAAACGAGAAGAACTCTTTCTTCTTGCTGTCATCTAAATCGGCAGGAGAGTCGGCATCAAACTTGTCAAGTGTCTTTTTAAAGAATTCGCGATACTTCTTTTGAGCAGGAGATAGATCGGCTTCTGTCATACTGAATTTTCCGTTAACCATAACTGCTCCTGCTTCAACCACAGGTTCAACAGATTCTGCTAATCGTTCAATCTCTTCCACGCTTTCTTTCTGTGCGCCAAACAGAGTCTTGCTCTTGTCTTTCTTTGATGCTTCTCGCATTTTCTTATACATCTCTACTCTTGCCAATGCTTCACGATATCCTTTTGTTCTACCATCAATTTCAACTTGATAGCGTTGGTTGTTTTCTTTGTTGAAAGAGATTGGTTCAGGAACAGATGCTCCCTTGCCACTACCATCATCATAAAGACCGGTATATTTGTTATTGTTCAATTTGTTTTTTGCCTCTCTCATTTCTCTGCTTTGCGTTAATCGGTTAACTGTTCTGTGATATTCGCCTCGTCGTGCATCAACGGAAACTGCTTCGTTTTTGTAATCGCTATGTCCGGTGGCATGCACACGAATATTAGATTGATTCTTTCCTGTTACTTTAAAAATAACCGCTGCCTTTTTCTGTGCATCATATGAAGTTGTTGCGGTTACTTTAATGTTTTTCCCTTTATACCAACAATCATAATGGGTTTCTTCTTCTAATTCATTCATTTCCGCTTCTTCTCCAAAGAATGTCTTCCAGTAGTCAATGATTACATCTACACCACTCTCGCCCATTAAGGGTTTCACTTTAAACTTCATAAGAATCTTCGTGATGTCTGCTTTGTGGTTCTTATCAACTTTAATCTTTCTCAATTCTGCTATGGCACCCGCAGGAATGTCATACATCCAATCCTCTATTGCTCCCTTCGTAGCACTTTCATCCACTTGCTCGGTTTCTTCTTTGATCTTTTTGACTCCAAGAGTGTTTTTGGAAAGCCAAGTTTTGTACTCCTTCTCTAGATTTTGATAATCTAATTTACCCCCTGATCGGACTTGAACCGACAACCATCGTGCAATGAATGATTTGAGAAAAGTTTTTTGTTTATCAGTAAGTTTATTGTAATGTTTTATATAAAGTTCATCAGCAGACAGATTGGGCATCGGAATTGATTTCTCCAACAAAAATGTGTTAAGTTCATCTTTTTGTTCTACTAAATTAGGATGATTTTTCGTTATCCATGCCGCAACAGTAGGAAGCAATTTGCCTAGTTCAAAAGAGATATTATCCGATGTTCCTTTGCTACCTTGATTCTGTGTTTTTGTTCCTACAAAATCTTTTCCTGTTCCTTTAACCCACATATTAAGAACTTTAATGTTTTCTTCCATATTTCCTTTTTCAAGCCAAAGAAAATGTTGTTGTTCATTTTTTCTAATGTCTTTGCGAAGTTCAATGTAACCAATTTCATTGCCTGTTTTCATACGCCCATTGCTGTCGTATCCTCGTGTTCGGACATGCCAACCAGACATGTTTCCTCTTTCAAATGATTCAAAGGACAACTTGCCATAACTTTCTTTAGTTTCATTTAGCATATATTATTTCTTTCCGAATTTTTTAAATTTCCCGAACTTTGGTTTTGCTTTTCCTTCAGGTGGTTTGCCGTGTTCAAGTTCTTTTTTCTTTAAATCTGCATCAGCAACTTCATTTGGCTTTCCTGCATCCACAGGAGCAGCGACTTGCGATACTCCACCCGCTCTATCTTTACTGATTTGTGCAGTCATATTCGCAGCAAGTGCTGGATTTTTCTTAACATCTTTCATCATATCATCAACATATGCTTTTGTTGCCTTTAATGCAACTAATGGTCCTGCAAAGAATTCCCATCGTCTGCCATTAATATAAACACGAACAGGTTTTGCAAATCCTGCACCTAATTGTTTAATTGTGATATCTTGATCTTTGTATTTCATAGAAGAGTGATAAAACTCTTTTTCAAAATTAGGATCAAGTGACATATCATCTTTAGCAGATCCTGCCGATGTTGGAACTATTCGTAAATCCTTTGCTTTTACTTTCATAGGAGTTACAATTGAAGGAGGCGGTGCTGACACAGGAGGAGCAGATGGTGCACCTGGAAGATTTTCAGGTAATGCTTGTGGCTTCTGTGCATCTTCAGGTGGAGTTGATCCACCAGATAATGCCTTTTTCAATTCTGTTATTTTCGCATGAACACGAGAAGCCAATTCCTTTTGAAGGAGGCTCTTAAATTTCGGAGCCTCCTTGCGGATAAGTGTCTCAATAACAGATTTGAGAAGTTTGTCTGTCTCCGTGTCAGTATCGGTTTCCAAATGCATTCCTTCTAGGCGAGACCGAACTGTGTGGTATCCGGTTCAATCTTGCCTTGATTGCGCTCTTTTTCAATCTCCCGATCCATCGCTGTAATCTCAGACTCATTAAATCCAAGCACATTTTTTCGTACCCATTGGTGAGAATAGTACTTACCTATGTAGGGTTTTATGTTACCCAACTCCTCAACTTGGGTTTTGCGAAGTTCAGCATTCTTGAGTTCTGTAAAGAGATTATCCTTCAGAAAGTCAAAATAGATGCCTTCTTTTATATCTGCCCATTCATCAGAACTGATGATTTTCTTTAAAATCAACTGCTTCTTCAGAATATCATAGAACATTTCAGAAAATTTGGTACGAAGTCTGTGAATATACTTTGTGAAACGAACTTCGTCACGAGTAATCTCTGTGGATCGTCCAAGCATAAACTGCTTGTCTTGCTCAAGCCGACTCACAGGCACAGATAATGCACGATACAATTTCTTTTGAAAGTAAATAACATCTGTCAACTCTCCAAGATTTGATCCACCCTGTAGTGTTGTAATTTCTGTGCCTTTACTTCCTTCACGACGAGGAAGCCAATAATCTTCCAACATGCTCATAAACTTCTTATCGTCTCTCATCTCTCCTGTGTTGGCATCATAGACCAAACGGTTGCGATAACGATTCATAAGATCTTTGACATATTGCTCTGCCTTTGTTTTCGGCAAGTTACCCACATCTATGTAAAAGATTCTTCGCTCAGGCGCACGACTAATGCGATAGATGACAATTGCATCTTCCAACATTCGGAGTTGGTTGAGTGGTTTAATTGATTTGTGTAGAAAGCCTACCGTTCGCTTGTAACGGCTGTCCATGAGTCCCGAAGAGCAGAATGCAATAGCATCCTCACTAATCTTAATACCTGATGGATTGCCTCCTGCACGAGGATTGTCTTTGTTGTACAGATAGAAGTCCTGAAACCCTGTAATAATCTTGGTTCCATTTTTCAGTGTTTCTTTTGTGTATTCACGAATCTTCTGAATATTCATTGGATCAATATAACGCAATTCAAGAATACCTTTTTGTGGATTCGCATCATCAATGATGAGATGAAAGAAAATCTTACCGTCAACATACCAACGACGAAAGATATCTGTTCCCTTTGTCTCAAATTGCATTACCCGAAGCAGATTACGAAACTCTTCGTGAATTAGATCTTTGATTTTGTCGCTACACTTTGAGCGATCCAAAACAATCTTCACAGGAGACTTCTTTTCTCCCACCACAATTCCTTCGTTGATAATGTCATCAATTGCCACTTCAACAATAGGATCTTGTGCCATTTCACGATACTTCATTGTTAGTTCAAAGTCATTTCGGACGGTTCCGTCCAAATCAACATACTGACCATAAAAACCACCTGCTTCAACAGGAATTGCTCCGTCATCAAATGTCGGAACGACAAATGACTTCAGAGCCTTATCCTGTGTTTTTTCCTTTTTACTTCTGTCTAGGCGAAAGCCGAAAAGTTCCATTATGTAAATACCTCATTGCCTTTCGTTTAAGTCGTTACGCCGTCAATTTCAAAATACTGATACACGATTGTTGCATCAAAGGTTGATGGTGTGGTTGTTGCTTCCATGTCCATTGTGGTTTCTGATATTGTAGTCGGCCAGCATCCCACCATTTTGTAAGAAGCAATAGGATTGCCTTCACGAGTAAGTGGAGTAATCGTCCAATCTGTCATAAACTGATTCATTGCATTAGGACCAACATTTGTACGGTTGGTGTTCATGAGATTCATCCACGATTCAAATGCTTTACGAAGACCGTATGTTCCGTCATTATAGCAAGTAATCTGCCAATCTGAAAAAGAACGATCTCCTGGATACTTGAATGGTCGTCCCATGTAACTTGCACTATTCATTGCAATTGTAGATTGCGGAATTTTGGAAGCCTTGCACAAGAATGAAATTTGCGATGAAGGATTTCCTCCTCCTGCTGCCGCCGCAACGGCATTCACTGCGCCACCAACTGCTCCACCAAACAATGCGCCTGCCACAGCAGCCGCTCCTTGAATAGACTGTGTTCCAGATCCAGGAAAATTTCCCTGAACAACGAACAAGTTATTTCTAGCAAGACCATTGATTAAATTGGCACGGAATGCGTCTATACTGAATTGTGACATTTAGAACTCCTTATGAGTATTTAGGTGCTTTTCCCACATCACGAATCAGGCACCAACTTCGCTGAAATTCACACCTGTTTTAGTGGCGATAAAATTCAACTGAATGAAGTTAATGCTGCGATTTGGCTTAATATAGATATCGGCAACGAACCGATTACTATCAATTACCTCAGGGGTGTTGTTCTTTTCATCACAAACAACCTTGAAGTCAATAATACCACGACGAGCCTGTACATCACGCAAGAACGGTTCAACAAGTGAACGGAATTGCGCTCTAGTGAATCCATCATTGAATTCAAACAAACTATACTTGGAAGCAACCGCAATTGCTTTTTCAAGCACGATGAAGAGGCGACGAACATTGATACGATCAAAGGCTGACGGCTTTGCTTGTGCTGTCTTGTCTCCGTAAAGAACTGTTCCTTCACCAGAGAAAGTAACAACAGGATTAATATTGTTCTTGTACAACACATCTCTTGATGCTTGGCGAGGTTGGAATGCCAACTTGATTACGCCACGCACCGTGCCACGATTGAATCCTGCGGGACTGTACCACGGATCAAAATTCGTATCTGAACGAGCACAGAGACCTGCAATATCACCGTTCATTGCAACATAGCGATTCTTGTCGTTGTAAACATCATATTGATACTTGTATCCGCTGTCAATGACGCAGTAAGAAGAAGATCCAATGTTGTTGCGATACTGAATGCAACGATCTTGTTTCTTTTGATCTGTTTCATTTGCATCTTTGTTTGGCGTTGAAAAGAATGCAACGCAATCTTTACGAGCATCAACAATATCTTTAATCATTGGAGCAACAAGATTGACGGCGGTTACGGCTGTGGTTAGAACGGCATCGGGAGTGAATGTTGGTTCTGGTCCACCAAGAAGAAGATTTATATCTACAGTTTCGGCATCCTCAAAGAGACGATAGCCTTCTGGATCTGCGTCTGAATCTTGTCCAAATGCAACTTTCTTATAATTCGTAAGGTCTGCTGCAAATCCATTAGATCCTCCTGCAAGTTGGAATACTCCTACACCAAAAGAACTATTGGTTGTTGTAATAGAAGAACTTCCCGACAAAGAAGCGGATGTATAATACTTAAATGCATCTGCTCCCCATGCACCAGTAGATCCCTTTAATAGATCAATGAATGATGTAGAATTGGTTTTTGCAAGAGATGCAATATATCTTGATGTACGATTAATCTGATCAACATAATAGTTGCTAGATCCATCAGGTCCAAGAACTCCTGGCAAGAAAGAAAGTCCAGAGAACTTTTCAATAATCTCGCCTCGTGATCCTGTAAACAATCCCTTTCGGTCAATCACAATAAGATGGAACTCATCATTTGCTCCACCAAGATCAGTAACATATTGTGTAGTGTTTGGTGCAGCATCAAACTGTGATGCATATGTCCAATCATCAAAACTAGAACCGTATGCAGTTAATCCTGATGCCGCCGTTGTTAGTCCAGATGAAACTGATCTACTTCCACAGATTTGCACTTCAAGAGTGCTTCCAAGTGCTCCTGGATAACGAGCAACAAATGATCCTAATGTGGTGACTGACGCAATTCCTGCATCAAATTTGTCGTCATTCTCCAACACAGCATCATCCCAATCATTTGCAAAACTTCCTGTAAAACCAAATCCGTTGGCATTAACCATTCCACCACCCGAACCTGTTGTTAAGCCAACTCCAGAGGTTTTGATTTTAGCACGAACTACTTGAAGATTATTTCCATATCCAAGAAAGTTCGCAGCGGGAAACCACCAATCAGCAACAGTATCATCTGGCGTACCAAATAATTTAACAAGGTTATTTTCAGAATCAACAAGAATTCTCTTGTTGCAAGGACCCCAGTTGAACAATCCTACAATGCCTGCATTTGTCGTTGCAACGGCAGGTACAATTGTTGTTAGGTCTTTTTCAGTAACATTTACGCCTGGTGAAAGTTGGAATGCCATCTTGGTCTCCTTGAATTAGTTAATAGACTGTGGTTATTTATTCGTTTGTTCATTTCACCCATTTTTACATAATTTCATCTGCATCGCCCATCCATGATTTATCTCGTCCTATCTGTTTAGGTTTTAGATTATTTTCGCTTGCAAGCATACGAGATGCTTCCTCCATGTCATCTTCGCCATCGTCCAAAAATCCAAACGGAATCATATCTTCTTCAAGTTTCTTCAGTTTTTCCTCAAATAATCGTTTACGAATGTCCATATTAACCAAATCTTTGAAATAATCTTGTGTTGTAAGCCATCCAAACATAACAAGGCATGCCACTAGATCGTCGTTGTAGCCGTCAGATGCCTCGTATGATCCTGCTTTGGCAATATATGTACTGATCTCGGCAATGATGTCAAAGTCGTTTAGAAGGAGTTTGTCGCCTTCAATCATTTCTTTTATGACTCCACATCCTGTCTTTTTCACCATACTGCTCATTTTGATTCCACTATAAGATCTAGATTGACCAAATCCTTCACCTATTTTTTGTCCTTTTTTGCCTCTGATAGTGATGTTTAGCATATTTTCATACTCTAACTCATCTTTTAGAATGTCTGCTACTTGTTGTCCTGTGTCATTGATTTCTATCAAAACATAGGCTTCGTTATACTTGTCTGCTATTTTCTTGATTAAATTTGGAAATATAGGAATAGGAATAGTATTGTTGCGATAGGCAGCAACCACTTTGTAAGGCATATCTGTGGAATCCACCACTACCACCGCATTGTAATCTTTACCAATAGAGCGACTTGAATCCACAAGAACGGTGTAGATATGTCCTTTGATTGGATTTCATACACACTTAATCCATCTTCGGATTCCAAAATAGGAGTTTTAAATGCCAATGCTATAAGTTTTGATGCTTTAACGAGAGTTTCTTGCGATCCAAGGAATTCACAATTATGCGAAACTATTCCATTTGTATAATATTCATGTAGACCAC